CTGTTGCGATAAAGTGTAGCATTTGGTGTCCTCGATTGCTTTGGCGGCGGTTGATATAACCTGTCCATTGTTTGAAAGTCGGATGATCTCCCGCAATGCTGCGTGGAGGTCATCTATTTTTTGATAAAGAATGTCTTTGTCCTTTTTTAAATAGAGAATTTCGTTGCTCAGTTGAGCACCTGAATTGCACGCTTCGATATACAACGCTTTATATTCGTCCATCAGCTTCGCTCCAGTGTTATAATGTCGATACAGATCCCGATCAGGGGCCACACGAAGGCAACGCCGCCCAACGCGGCGCACCATTCCAAGCAATAATCAATCCACCATTGGCTTGACATTGACAACCTCTTGCATTGTCTCCTCGATCGTTTGCAACATGTTCTCGTAATACTCTGTAGCCAACGCCTCCTCTTGCTCGCGCCGACCGCGCTCGATCAGCATCGCATCCGCAAACGCATACGCCTCGATTGCCGCAATGCTGGGCGGGGTGCCAACCGCGCTCGCAAGCCCTGTCAGCGCCGCCATAGCGAATTGGTCCCGCATGGACAGCGGCTCAATGCGCCGCAATTCGGCGTTTTCAATCTCAAGCGCGTTGATTCTATGTTTAATCATTTTTGTCATTATTTTTTTCTCCTAATGCTTTACGGGCTATATGTCTAAGTCCGTCAATTCCGTATTTACCGTCCCATTCATCGTCAATTTCCCGCAATATTTCTTGCAACGCTTCCCGCAGCCGTTCAATCTCGTGAGCGGCATCACCCCAACTTACATATTCGTGGAATGGGATGTAAGGAAACAATTTTTTTGTGGTGACAACGTGTTGTTTTCGCAAACGTTCAACAATGTCTGTCATAACAACCCCTCAACCAGTGTCGCGTATCCTGCTTTGTCGTGCCAATGGTCGGGCTCATACGCGTTGCCACATAAAATGCGCGCGGTCTTGGTCGCGTCCATTTCCAGCGCCTCGCGCATATAGTCGGGCAACTCGTGCCAGTTCGGCGTGTTGCGCATGGCCTCCTTAAGCGCTTGCGCCGTGTGCGCCGTTGTCGCATAGTCGCCGTGCGTTTTGGCGCGCGTCTTTAATATTTTCATTTCGTTAGTCTCCTCTGGTTAAAAACAAAAAGACCCCCGCAGCGCTTAAGCGCGTGCGGAGGCCAAGTCTAGGGAGGAACAAACGCGAAGGACAAGCGCGTTTGCGCTTGCAATATAGGCGTTCGGTTCCCGAATTGCAATGCTGCGAGACGTGCCGCAGCCCGACAAAAGCAAATAAAGCGCAAGCAAAAACACGCCGTAAAGCATGGTTAGCCAACAAATCGGTTTTTTGTCTTCGGGGTGCATTAAGCTTCAATCCTTTTCGGTTTTACCACGCGGCGCGGGTATACAATGCCGTGGTGCAATGGACAATATGAGCGCCCATCGGTTTCACGACCACACACAAGCGTTTCATCCATGCGCGGGTCGTTCGGTATCCAACGGCATTGTGTGTGGCCTATGGTGTCAATAAGGCGCATCGTAGGCGCTAAGTCTTCAAACACCAACGGCTGGTATGGTTCATATCGTTGCGGGTCGTCTTTCGTAAAATGGTGAAAGGACGCCACGCGGGCGCTTTGTAGCGGTCTTATTTTCTTTTTAGGCGCTGGCTTAGGTGCTGGCGGCGCTTTGGCCGTCTTGAGCTTTGCTTGTGTCTTAGGTACGCCAGTCTTTATGCCTTGCCTGTGCATCCAGCCAATCACGCTGTTGCGCGTTCGACCAAGCGCGCGTCCTATCTCGCGCGCCGTCATACCCTTAGCAACCATCGCGCGCGCTTCAATCACGTCTTGTTGCGTCCAACGTGTTTGCAACGGAATTTCAGCGTATCGTTTTCCTGCAGCCATATCTAAAAGCTCTCCAAAAATGCTATAACGTCCTGCCATAGCGGGTCGGATAGGTCGCGCGGGTCAGCGCGCATCGTTTGCGCCAATCCCTTCGCATCCTCACGCAATAGCCACGCCTCGCTTGCTAGTCGCTCATTGATAGCATTGACGGTCTGCAATGCCGCGCGGCACTGGCGGAGGGTTTTTGTTTGTTCCTCCGCCATTGGGCCCGCTTTGTCATAAACTGCAATCATATGGTCGAGCTTGCTTTTAAAATCGCTTGTTGCTGGTTGCGTCATGGCAAATCGTCCCTTGATGCGTCGTCATAATCATCCAGCGGATTGACGTCTAACACTTCAAAATCAAGCGCCACAAAGTCATCTCATTTTGTCAATGGGATCTGTGCCGCGAATTCTGTTGCATCTTCTTCATTGTATGCGTCAAGCGTTATTACATGCCGCGCAATGGCAAGAATTTTATATGCTTTTTTCATGGTTTATTGTCCTTTCATGCGTTGAATTTCAAGGCACACAATGCAAACAAGCGCAAGCGCGAAGAATGGTCCGAAGATAACAAACACTGCTAATTGATCTTGTGTCATGTTATGCAGCCTCGCTTGTTTCGTCGTCGCAATCGTCGGCTTCCTCATCTGCATAGGCTTCTATCATGCTTTGCGCAATTTCCTGCCAGTTTACATCGGATATGAACGCGCGCGCATAATCGACGGCCAAGCCTTCGCCTTGCATGTCGATCAGTTCGTTTGCGTATTCTTTAAGGCAATATGCTAGATCATACTTATCCAAGCGCTGCCAGCCCATCTCGCGGGGGTCTAAACCGTCGAAAATTTCAAGATTGACACGCCATGTCGCATAGTTAGTCCAGCCATTATATTTATTTGTCATTGTCCTTAGTCCTTTCGTGTTTGGCGCTATTGCCAGTGATAGGCGCCGCACGGCGCCTATGGCTTGCAATAGATTAGTCTTGAAATGTTACAAATGCGACAAGCGCGGCGCCGCGTGGTCGAATGGCGATAGTGTCCCCCCAATTCTCAACCGCGCATTTGACGCCATTCCAGCCGATTAGCTTTTTAGCTGCGCGGATCAAATGGCGCTCATATTTTTTGTTTGCTGCGGCATAGTTTGTTGCGCCGTCATAGCCAAAATGCGTCAATTCAGGCACGCAAAGCGTTTGGCGCTTTACCCATGAATAGTTAGCTTCGCCTGAAAACGTGTCGGTGACTTCAATTTGATAAGAGTGTGACATGGTGTTTGTCCTTTAGATTGCTGAATTGACAATATCAGAAAGCATTTGATCTAGAAGCAAAGCATATTCTAAACCATAAACGGCGCCGCTATCACGCTGAAAAGCGCGCGCGCGGCGGATTGCGCGCTCTGTAGCGTTAAACCGGTTGCGTATCGGGAACAAATGGCTTTCGTCTTGTTTACGAAACAAACGGTTTATTTCCTTAATATTGGTTAAACCGTCAAATTTATCTGCGTTATTTGCAATCTGATATGGTGTAAGCATGATGATTTGTCCTTTTCTGTTGTTGGCACTATTGCCAATGATAGGCCGCGCGCGGCGGCCTATGGTTCGCAATAGTTTTTATTACAACCAAGCAGTGCTTGGCAAGCCCCGATTTGCTTTATCGCGCACAGGCATGATGACGCCTAGCCATAGATTGCCCGCGCCAATGTCGCCCAATTCAACAAGCGCGGCATTTTCGCCGTTGTGGTTTACAATCGGCAAGGGGATCTTGCTATCGCTTGCGTTCGCTTGTTTCATTGCCTTGGCAAAATCAGCAAGATAGACAGGGTTGAATTGTGCGGGCACGTTGGATGCTTCTTTCGGCACAATTCGGCGCCAGTCGGGATAGGTTCCATCAATCAGTTTTGAGATATAGACGTTTGTCCCGTATTCCAGCCGAATTTCATTCGCGCTTAGGGTCAATTCGGCAAAATCGGTGGTTTTGTCGATTTTAATTTTGCTAATAAAATCAAGCGGCACAATGCCTTTGCATGGCGCTTGCGTGGGTTGTGTTTCGCATTGCGCGGCAATCAATCGATGCCCGTCTGTAGCGACAAGCACCAGCCCGCGCTCTGTTATCTCGATTTGAACGCCGCTTAAATAATAGCGGGTAATTTCCTTACCGGCTGCAACGGCAACGGCTTTTAAGATTGTCATGTTGATTTGTGTCATGGTGTTTTGTCCTTTGATTTTGTGTTGATTAGTCAATAATAGAAAGAATGACCATTGCGGCATCGCAATGCACTTGTTCCAATTCAGCTTGTTTTTTGATTTGCTCAATATCGCGCACCAGCACTTTGCCAAGCAAAAAATCCTCGAAAGCGTTCCAATCTTTTTGCAGTTGCGGCGAAAAACGATCGGCACCGATTGCCAAGCGCGCGATTTTTTGGGCAGTTGGTAAAACGTCGGAATAAGTTGTCATGGCAGTCTGTCCTTTGTTGCGTTGCAGCATTTCCGTGCTGATAATTATGTGTAACACGGCTCAAAATATAATGCAACACTTTTTATTGCATTTCATAAACTTTTTTTGCGTCCTTATAGTATGGGCAATATGGGTAATCGGTTAAGCAATGAAAACAAGCGCGATTGCCTATCGTCATGCCGTTGAAATGCAAGGCTAAAAACTATTTGATAGGTAATATTGCTATATATTTCTAAACTCTAAAAAATCTTAAAATTATAGGTATATATTCCTAAGTTACAATGAGGCGCAAAAATCCGTGAGTCCGCGCCAATTTTTTTCCATTGCTTAAATTGCCTATATTGCCTATGAACGAAACAAGAACGCTTTTTTGCCTAGGCTTTTTGCGGTGCAACATAAACGCAAGACGCGCGCATAAACGCGACTTGAAAATTGATTGCTTAGATTGCCCATATGTTCACATTGAGCAAAAGATTCTCGCGCGTTGGGATTGTCTTGTTGCATGGGATTGTCTCACCACGCAAGATCATAACATGTTACCGATTGCAGACTGGCTTGTCACTAGCAAGAAGCGTGCCATGTCCTGCCCTTTGGGACGGTCGATGGGTTTTGAAAAAGGAGGGTGGGGCAGGGCCTTGGCACCGGCCCTATGTGTCAGGGAGGTCTCACAAAAAATTTTTTTTTAAAAATGAAACTTGCAAAACAAAATGTTACATGCTACTTTGCAACCATGTTTCATTCTATTCCATTTTCGCCCCGCGAAGTGAAGGCGACTGAAAAACGCCTTCAAGATATATACGACGCCGCGCGCCTTGGATTGAAAGGCGATTCGCTGGCGCTGGCCGCTGGGATGCTGCCAACTGAATATCGTCAATTGTGCCAGCTTGACCCAGCGGCCGAAATGGCGGAATTGAAAGGGCGCGCTGACAGCGAGATGGCAGCAGCGCGGACGATGCACACCGCAGCCGCCGAAGGCGACGCCAAAGCGGCGCTGGCAATCTTGCAGCACCGGCACGACTGGACAGCTAAGCAAGAGATCAGCGTAGACGTTTACCAGCGCATCTCGATCACGCAAGCCTTGACGGATGCCGCGGCGCGCGTCACAACTATAGATCACGAACCGCTTAAGGAAATTCCTAATGGCTCAAATGCCGATCTACAAGTCGGACGAAGAACAGCTATTGATGACGAAGCTGTGGTCGCCGCAGATCGCGGATGATCCAGAAGCGTTTGTCCTGTTCACGTTTCCTTGGGGCCAACCCAACACTCCGCTGGCTAAATTCCACGGGCCGCGCAAATGGCAGCGCAAAGTGTTGCGCGACATTGCCAACCACATCAAGCGCAACCGCGGTCAGGTGCAAATGGACACGCTGCGCAAAGCGGTTAGTTCAGGCCGTGGTATCGGCAAGTCGGCGCTGGTCAGTTGGCTGATCTTGTGGATGCTGACCACGCGAATAGGCTCCACAGTGATTGTGTCGGCCAACTCGGAAGCGCAGTTGCGGTCGGTGACGTGGGGTGAATTGACCAAGTGGGCAGCGATGGCAATCAACAACCATTGGTGGGAAATCAGCGCGACCAAGCTGATGCCCGCCAAATGGGTGTGCGAACTGGTCGAGCGCGATTTGAAGAAAGGGACGCGTTACTGGGCGGCGGAGGGTAAGCTGTGGTCGGAGGAAAACCCCGACAGCTACGCCGGGGTGCATAACCACGACGGCATGATGCTGATCTTTGACGAAGCCAGCGGTATACCCGACGCCATTTGGTCGGTTGGCGCGGGCTTCTTTACGGAAAACATACTGGACCGCTATTGGTTCGCGTTCTCCAACCCGCGGCGCAACCAAGGGTACTTTTTTGAGTGCTTTAACGCCAAGCGGAACTTTTGGGACACGGAGAAGGTTGACGCCCGCACGGTCGAAGACACCGACAAACAGGTCTATGAGCAGATTATTGAGGAATACGGCGCGGACTCTAACCAAGCCTGCGTGGAAGTGTATGGTGAATTTCCAAGCGCGGGCGAAGATCAGTTCATCGCGCCCAACCTTGTCAACGACGCCGTTAAGCGCGAGGCGCACAAAGACATGACGGCGCCGGTCGTGATGGGCATTGACCCAGCACGCGGCGGGGCCGACAGCACCGTGATCGCTGTGCGCCAAGGGCGCGACCTGATCGCTATCCGCCGCTACTCGGGCGAAGACACTATGATGATCGTGGGGCGGGTGATTGACGCCATCGAGGAATTTAAACCGACGCTGGTCGCCATCGACGAGGGTGGGCTAGGTTACGGCATCCTTGACCGATTGAATGAACAGCGGTATAAGGTGCGTGGGGTGAACTTTGGCTGGAAGGCCAAGAACTCTATTATGTGGGGCAATAAGCGCGCCGAGATATGGGGCGCTATGCGCGAGTGGTTGAAATCTGCGTCAATCCCTGACGACCGGCAATTAAAATCGGACTTGACAGGTCCGATGAAAAAGCCAAACTCCTCGGGGACAATTTTCCTAGAAGGGAAAAAAGAAATGCGCGCACGAGGTCTGGCCTCCCCCGACGCTGCCGATGCTTTGGCGGTGACGTTTGCGTATCCTGTTGCCCACCGTGAGTATCGTGAATCAGCGCCCCGCCGGTCGTACAGCGGCAAAGGCGTGGACTTTAACCTTTCATGGATGGGATCGTAAATGCCAAATTCAAAGCCAATCGGCGTAGCGTATAGCGATCAAGACATCATTGGAGCGACCACGCTTCAAGCACAGAACATTTTTACAACGGGTCAGATTGGCTACGCAGGCGGCGCGTATATTACAGTGACCCAACAAAACAACAAGTCAACCAACGTTCAATGCGATACCCCATCAGGGCAGATCATTACGGCTAACTCGCAATTGGCACCCAGCGCGCAAGCAGTGTTTACCGTGTCATGCGCCGCGGTGTCGTCTAAAGATGTGGTTATTATTAGCGTAGGCACCGGCGGCACAGTCGGCGCGTACAACGTGTTTATATCAGGCATTGCCGACGGTAGTTTTGGCGTCGTAATTAAGAACAGCACAAACAACGCTTACAGCGAGGTTTTGCATCTTAATTACGCTATCTTGCACACAGTGACGTAAGGTTTTATAATGCCTCTGAAAAAGTCAGCCAGCCCTAAAGCGTTTAAAGCAAACGTAAAAACTGAAGTTAAAGCGGGCAAACCCGTCAAGCAGGCGGTGGCGATTGCCTATTCCACAAAACGTCAAGCACAGGCGAAAAAGAAATGAGCAAATTGACAACCAAATCCCGTAACGCTTTGGCCAAATCAGATTTTGGTATGCCTGCCTCACGCAGTTACCCCATGCCTGACAAATCGCACGCTGCCAACGCCAAGGCACGGGCAACGCAGATGGTGAAGGCTGGCAAACTGAGCCCGTCATCTAAATCAAAAATTGATGCTAAGGCGAACAAAATCCTTAAAGGTAAGTGATGGCTAATACCGATTATACAGGCATTAACGCAGCAGCAAGCGTCGCAAACGTAGGTTCCGCTAAAAAACGTAGCAAGGACGACGTTCTTGCTACCATGCGGCACCGACTGACATTGGCTATCGGAGCGTATTCCGAAAGCCGTGAAGATGAGTTGGACGATTTGCGGTTTTTTGCAGGTTCGCCTGATAATCAGTGGCAATGGCCTGCCGACGTGCTGGCGACCCGTGGGTCAGTGCAGGGGCAAACCATCAACGCGCGCCCGTGCTTGACCATTAACAAACTGCCGCAGCATGTGCGTCAGATCACCAACGAACAGCGTCAGAACCGCCCCGGCGGTAAAGTCATTCCGGTGGATGACAAAGCCGACGTTGAGGTGGCGGAGATTTTTGAAGGTATGGTGCGCCATATCGAATATATTTCAGACGCCGACATTGCGTACGATACCGCCAACGAAAACCAAGTGACGTATGGCGAAGGGTATTGGCGCCTGTTGACCGAGTACTGCGACGACAACACGTTTGACCAAGACATCAAGATCGGGCGCATCCGCAATTCGTTTAGCGTCTACATGGACCCAATGATTCAAGACCCCTGCGGTGCGGACGCTCAATGGTGCTTTATTACCGAAGACATGCTGAAGTCCGACTACGAACGCATGTTCCCTGACGCTACGCCGCTGTCAACCATCCAAGCGCAAGGCGTAGGCGATGAAAGCCTGCAGCAGTGGTTGGATGAAACAACCGTTCGTATCGCCGAGTATTTTTATATCGAGTACGAGCCAGCCAAACTCAATCTTTACGTTGGCAACGTGTCAGTGTTCGACGGTACGCCCGAGGACAAGCACTATAAGTCAATGGGCATGAAGCCGATCAAATCGCGCACGGTAGACCGTAAAAAGGTCAAATGGTGCAAGACCAACGGCTACGAGATGCTGGAAGAAAACGAATGGGCCGGTCAATGGATTCCGGTAATTCGTGCGGTTGGTAATGAGTTTGAAGTTGACGGCCAACTATACCTTGCTGGTATTGTGCGTAACGCCAAAGACGCCCAGCGTATGTACAATTATTGGGTGTCGGCTGAAACGGAAATGCTGGCGCTGGCGCCTAAAGCACCGTTCATTGGCTACGGCGGCCAGTTTGAAGGTTATGAACAACAATGGAAAACAGCCAACGTCAATAACTGGCCCTATTTGGAAGTCAATCCTGACGTTACAGATGGTCAAGGGTCTATTTTGCCGTTGCCGCAACGCGCCCAGCCTCCAATGGCGCAAACAGGGCTTATTCAGGCTAAAATGGGCGCTTCGGACGACATTAAAGCCACAACCGGCCAATATGACTCCAGTTTGGG